TCGACGACGTCGCCGATTTCACGCGCCATGTCGTTGGCGGCGGCTAACGACTCGCAGACTTCGACGAGTAATGTTTCTTCGTCCACCGTTGGGTCAATGAGAAAGATCCGATTGGCCTTACGCGAAGGGATTGAACGCTTCAGTGCCTCTGGGTTGAGATAAAAGTTGATGGCGCGGTCAGTCGCCTCTTTTATCTTCTGAGGTTCAAGCGTTGGGTCGTACGGGATCGGATCAGCGTCCGGAGGGTTTGGCGTAACTTTGAACATATGATGACTCGCTACCTTTAAGGAATAAAGAGCCGTCACTTTCGCTACCAAACGAAGGGTGGCGGCCACGCGCGGGTTGGTAGACCGGTCAAGATAGCAAACACCAGCGCCCACGAATGAGCCCCACGCATGGCCACCATAAAAAGCTGAGCCTCAAATAGAGACTGCAAAAGGTGGCGTCATACGGCTATCAAGCTTCGGGCTACCAAACCCGATCACTGTTTCTCAGTGACAGGGAAACGATATAGCCCATTCAATAGCCGTGTATGCCAGCGGATTCTGAGGTGCGCGTAGGCAACGGCGCAAGGCGCTGTAGCCTTTATGGAGTAACGGTTTGTGTAATTTAAACGCGATTTCGGGGTTGTGTTTAACAAGGGAAAAAGCGGGATGTCGCACTGCGACGCATGGCACCTCGACGAGCTCCCTATTGAAGAGTGGGAGGAGCGAGGAATGTCGTCGGGTCACTTCGGCAGTGCGCAGATTTTTGAATTGCTGGCTTTGGTCCACGTTGAAAGGTGGCAGCTGTGCGCAGGTTGGTAGACCGGCACAGTCAAACCGGCGCCCAAACGAGCCCCGCGCACCGCTGCCATAACGTGGTCGGATTGAAAAAAGATGACGACTGCACACAGGAGAGTGAGCCGGATATTGGCACTGCCAGGAACCCTGGCGGGTCTGGCGTACAGTCGTCATCAAAGCTCAGGCATGGAGCGACCTGTCCTGTCTAAAGAGGAACCTGTTCAGGGCCCCACGGGCTACTCCGCCCGGTCACTGATTGCGGTGACGGGAGACAAGATACAGGGGGGACTGACAGGTGCGCTGCCGGGGGATTCTGTTGTTGGCGTAGGCAATGGCGCTGAACGCGGTAGCCTTAGGAAGTCGCATAAACAGGATGCGGTATGTAGCGCATGGTCACTGCCGAAACCTCTTACAGCTTTTAACGCCAGCCTTCGCTATCGTGGCTAATAATGTGGCAGCAGCGTTATCGCCATCCGCGATCGGGTGTTCCACTCCATACGGTGGCAAGCGGCGATCAATGAACAGGGAAAATGAGGTTGTGTAGATGGATGAGGAAATCACGATTGAGCACGATGGTGTGCAATACACCGCTACCTACAGCGTGTTCGGGGATACGGCGCGTATCAATGGGCATGATCCGTATGCTTACCTCAAGGATGTGCTGATGCGGTTGCCGACGCAGCGAGCTAGCGAAATCGCCCAGCTGCTGCCGCATCAATGGATATCTGCGTAGCTTGAAAAGGGGAGTTTTTTGTGGACGATATATCGATAATCCAAGCGCTTATTTCAGAAGATCCCATCCGCTGGCGACTACTGAAAATGGTGCGCTCCCTCAATTTGCCAGACTGCTGGATAGGAGCAGGTTTCGTCCGAAACGCGGTTTGGGACTATTTACACGGGCGTAGTCCTTCTCCTGTATCAACAGACGTCGACGTCATTTGGTTTGATCATAAACGTTGCTCTCCAGAGGAAGATAAAGCCTTGGAGACGCTCCTCAGAGGGCTAGACCCGACTGCAATGTGGTCTGTAAAAAACCAAGCCAGAATGCATGTTCAGAATGGGGATGAACCATACCTTTCAACGACCGATGCAATGCGCTACTGGCCGGAAACCGCAACGGCGGTAGCCGTCAGACTAGGAGAGTCAGGTTCATGCGAGATCGCTGCGCCACTGGGCCTCGATGATCTGTTTGGGTTGGTTATAAGGCCAGCAGGGAGGTTTGCCACGGAGAAAACAAAGATCTATCAAGAACGCTTCAAGTCCAAAAACTGGATAGAGATCTGGCCACTTCTCACGCTTGCTTCAGCGTCTTTACCTTCAATCCCTTGTGTCAAGGCGACTTAACCGGACGCTTACGATCAAGCGATAACATGCAGTACGTCATTGTCACTTCCCTATGTCACTGGTTGGCTTGCCCGTTGCAACCTACTCTGAAATGAGGCTGTGAGGCAATGTCAATGAGCCACTACCTTAGTGGTATGGATCTGCGAAACACCCGCCTCGGAGGCCGAGGATACCTATTGTGAGTTCAGAGATCGCGGCGTACATTGATGGCACATCAGCATCAACAACGTAGGGATTGCGTATGAATGCCATTCGACTTGCACTACTCGCCCTTAGCTTTACCCTCTCTGCCAATGCAATAGCTGCCCCACAGACACTCAAGCAAGGGTCGCTAATCTGCCCAACAGAAGAAGCCTACGACAAGCAGCTTAAGTACATTGTGCAAGGTGTGAATAAATTAATAGGCGGCTGTGGCTTCACCAACAAGGACTATAAAGTGATTGTCCTTGACTTGAATGTATTCAGCGCCTCCCAGGTTCAGGTTCTAGAAATTGATACTGAAGTTTGGACAGCTCACGAGTCACTATCAAACTAACTTGAAGTTAGATTGGTCAGGCAGTGAAACAGCCAGTGCATCTCGCCACATCGCGGTTTATCTGCGAGAGTGCAGCTCCAGCTTGGTTCGCGAGCTTGAGTGCTAAACTCTTGGCGCTACGAAATACGCAGTCAATCCGCGATGTCTGGCTTACAAAGGGAGATGATGTTTTTAACAAGATAAAGGGAAGCTGTGAATTGATGGCTGCACGGATTGGCGGGCAATTTGTTCTAAAAACAGCATACAAGTAGATACGAAATAGCAACTTAATCTATGAAGCCGAAACGCTTTTGATTTGACTATTAATCTCGACAGTCAGGATGTTAGGTATGAAGCAATACGATTGGCCGGCATGGCGTAGCGAGATTAGAAGCTTTACAGGCAAATGGGCGCTTGAGCGCTGGTTCCTGATGTATCTGCATAAACAACACAACATTGACGCACTCGCGCTTGAAATCAAAAGCCAGTTGGCTGCACAAGGCCGTTCTGCTCAGGTGCGGGTTCAATCCATTTGGGTCGATGGCACACCTCAGGCGGAGTTCACTCCTAAAGGCCATTCGCCGCGTCAGCAGAAGCCACAGTGTGAATTGGCTGATCTGCTACTTTGCGTGCGGTGGGAATCGCCCAGTGGCTTGCTCCAGCGCGAGCAAGCGATGTTGATTCAGGCCAAAGTTGCGAGCAAGTACAACAAGCTGCCAGGCGGAAAATCGACACAGAAAGAACGACTGCTGTTCGAAGACTGCAATCGGCACAAAAACATTACGTTGTACCCTGGCGTCAACAGAGAAAACCCAATTGGCGCTTATCAGCTTGGCAGCAGTGCCGCTAGTAAAACCTACGGCCTAGAAGACTGTGCAAGTTTCTTATTAATGGCGAAGTCGTCGTGGCCTATCGCTACGGCACCCTCGGGCCCACTGCAGGTTGGCTGGCCGTTGGACAAGAAAAAGTCCGAGATCAAGCCCCCGGACTCCTACTTGGATGCTGTTATTAGCATGGTCTCTGGAGATGCGCATGCGATTGGGAGGGAAGTAAAAACGGGAGCGGCCGCCAAACATTGCGTTTGGACGAAAATGGTGAACGATCTGCGTGGGAAATACGAGACGGTCAGCATGAAGGGGTACAACGGTCAGGCTCGCGTAACCACCTCTGCTACAAGAGCTTCAGCGCGAGATTTGGTCTACTCACTGCTCGGTAAGCATGAACAATTCAGCGATTTCGTTTCGGATCTAGTGCAGCGTACTGGATCATTACCAAAGTTTCTGTTTTGGTTTGGGGAGCATGAGTGGAGGGAAGCGCGCAAAGCAAAACTAAGCTGGGATCCGCACGGTTTGAAAAATTCAAACTACGTCTTGGCGTTTATGGAGATTCTTGTTGACTGGGAGGAAGTGTATGAATTCGATCTCTGGAAAAACGCTCCAGTGGATCCACCACCTCAAAGCGGGGACTTTAATGATGGCAGAGGCCCATACCTTCCAACCGTGGTGATCACTGTTCGCAACGATGAGGAGTATCGGCGTCCAGACTAACCAGTGATCTAACAAGTGATCTAACCTGTGTCGCCATGTGAAAGCAGCGTTGATGAGCGGCTTTCACTGGATGATAATCAGGAAATCCCTAGATTCCTGTTATACCTACCCAACTGATCCTCCCCACCCACCCGAAAAATATTCGCCAAATAATCCAGCAACACCACCTCTTCACCATTGATCATCTGCCGCACGTACGTCGCTGAAAACGGCGTCTCGTACTTGGTCGGATCCCGTGGTTTGTGCGTGCCCAACTGGTACTCCTTCCCGGTGATGGTCATGGTCGTCACCAGCGGCACCTCGTTCACCAGCCCGCCGTTGTTGAACACCTGCACGTTGGATCGGCACTGCAACTGCACGCTCTTGAACGGCGTTACCAGCTTCCTGGCCGCCTCGACATACAGGCTGTTCCAGGTGATTTTCCCTTCCAGCTTATCGATGCCATCCGGCAGTTCGATCAGCCCGACCATGCCCAGTCCCTGGAAGTCGCTCATGACGGTCTTGATGGTGCCCAAATCAATCTCTTCACACTTGCCAAAGAAGCTGGCGCCATCCAAGTAGATGTTGGCGTTGGATATACGGTGCGCGCTAAAGCCTGCCATTTATACGGCCCCCAGGTTGACGAGATAGTCACCGGTGATTTCGGTTTCGAAGGTGCCGCGTTCGAACGGCAGCGGCACGGTGAGTTTGTAGTTGAACAGTGCGTGGCCTTGTTCGAGTTCGGTCTGCGGGTTGCGTGCCGGGTCGTACCAGCACTCGCCGCCGACCAAGGCGCTGTCGCCGATGAGTTTGCGCAGGAACAGGTTGACGCTTTCAGTGATGCTGGTGATGAGCGCGGTGGTGATGGGTTGGTCGACGAATTGCAGGGCGCTGTAGCGGATGGATTCGTCGACGACGTCTTTGGTGCGGCGTACGTTTTCGAAGTTGCGCATGTGGGTGACGCTCGGCCAGGCCGCGGTGCGGTTGCCCCATAAGCGCAGGCCGGTGCCGTAGGAATTGAAGACGGTGGTGATGCCGTTTTCGTTGAGCAAGTTCACTTCGCTGTTGGGGTCGTCGATGCGGGCTGTGAGGGGGCGTTCCAGGCCAATGACGCCGAGCAACGGTTGGTTGGAGCTGCTCCACCAGTAGCCGTGATCGTTGTCGATTTTGGCGCGCAGGCCGGCAGCGCGGATGGACAGCGGTTGCAGGCGTTCGCCGTTGCTGGCGGCGTCGTAGACGCGGACGTGCGGGTAGCACAGGCGCACGCGATCGCTGCTGGTGTTGAAGTTGAGGGTGCCGGCCGGCCCGCGCCCGGCGAGCACTTGTTGGACGGTGGCGCCGATGGGGGCATCTATATAGGTGACGCCGCCGACTTGATGGGCGGCGACGGTGAGTTCCGCGGTGACGGTGTTGAGGGTGCTGAAGCCTGGGGCGATGAAGATTTTGGCGAAGAAACCCAGCCGGTTGTAGCTGTCTTGAAAGGCTTTGAGGCCGGTGCGCCAGCCGGCTTCGTTGATGCCGCCGATGATGTCGGCCGCGGTGACTTTGGCAGGGTCTGTGTAGGTGTAGTCGACTTTGATTTGAGCATTGGCGGGGATGCTGCCGCTGGGTTGTCGCGTCACTTGGCCGGTCCGCATGGATACGGTGTAGTCGATGCCCTCCACGTAGGCGTCTGTGCCTTCGGCGGGTTTGAGTTGCAGGTGTTGCAGGTCGCCGTGTTCGAGTTGCAGCGGGTTGTGGTCGGCGAACTGTTTGAGCTGATCGGTGACGCTGGTGTGGTGAACGGCCGGGTCGAGCACGTTGACGACCAGCACGGTGCCGGCGCCGAAGTCGTAGATGCCTTTCAGGGCTTCGGGGATGCTGTAGCCGCTGGTGTGTGGGCCGAACTGGGCGGCGTGGGTGTCGTTCAGGCACAACGTCAGTTGGTTAATGGGCCCGCTGGGCGCGGTGCCAACCAAGGCGATGACGGCGGATTTGACGACACGTATGGGGCGCGGGCCGCGCTCGACTTCGGTGGTTTCGATGCCGTGTAGGTAGTTGGCGGGCATGGTGGTTAATCCTTGGCGGGTGGCTGTGGCTTGGGCGTCTTGCTGGCCGGTGCTGTGGTTGGCAGTGGCTGCAGGTGTTTGAGGGCGATTAAGACGCGGGTGTAGTCGTGGTCGGTGGGCAGTTCGACCGGTTCGCCGGGGTGCAGTCGTACGTCCAGCAGTGGTTGGGTTTCACCCAGTCGCAGCGACGCGGCACTGGGTGGGCCGGTGTATCGGTAGCGGGTCAAGGTCATGGGTGTTCCTGGAAGTCAGCACGTTTGAGGAGCGGCCCTTGCTGGTCGGTGACGACTTGCAGTTGGGTGGCGCGGGTGGCGTAGTCCTGGGCGTATTGCCAGACGCCGTTGCTGTGGCCGATGAACTGTTCTGAGAGCGGACGGCAGGCTTGGTCGGCGTGTGGCGCAACCCAGCCGGTGAGGCTGGCGCGCAGTTGGTCGAGGTGGCTGATGACGCCGTCGGTGCCGTTGAGTTGGCGGAAGATCAGGGTCAGGCGCAGGACGATTTGACGCGCCTGGACGATGGCGTCGAGGCTTTCTGTATGGCCGAAGGTGGATTTGCCGTAGGCCAGTAGCACGGCGCCGCGCGGGTGGTTGAGGCGGTATTGCTGGGGATTCTCGGGGAAGCGTTCGACGATGAGTTGGTGGCCGAAGTCGGCTTGCAGCCGTTCGAGCATGGCGTCCATGAGTTGTTCGGTCTGGGTATTGGGAAATGCGGTCATGGGTAGCCCTCCCAGACCTGCGCGGTGAATTGTTGTGGGCGTGCGCGTACGCGGATCTCACCGGGTTCTGGCACGGCGTGGCCGGTGGGCAGGCCGAGGGTGATGACGCCGTCGCGAATGCTTTCGAGCAGTTTGAGGGTGTCTTTGCGGGCGCTGATGACGGCGTCGGGCAAGGCGCCCTCGGGGCGCCGCTGATAAAGCCAGTGGCGCGCCAGGTAGATGACGGCGTCGCGCAATACGGTGGGCACCGGATCGAGCGGCAGTTGGTAGCGCCCGCGCAGGTAGCCGTCGACCAATTCTTCTGCCTGTCGGACGCTGTTTTCGATGACGCCTTCGTCGGGCTGCCTGGCCGACGGGTCATCGTTTGACAGCTGGGTCAGCGTCATCTGCGGGATGGCGTTGCCGAGGTCGGCGCGGGTGCAGTAGCGCATGGCTCAGCCCGCCTTGAGTTCGACGAGGGCCTCTGGGAACAGGCACAGGGCCAAGGGGTTGGCCTGGGCTTCGAGATCCCAACCTTTGCCCATCTTGCGCGGCTCGGCTTTGCTGTAGAACGGCTGGCCGAGGGTGTTGACGGTTTCGTTGTAGTTGGCCGGGGCGTTGAACAGGCGGAAGACGCCGCGGGCGACGGGGAAAACTTGCGCGACGTCGGCGGGAATGAAGCGCTGGCCGCTGACGGTGACGTCGTACTCGATGAATTCGATACCGCCGAAGGTGAAGCCATTGCGCAGGTCGCCGCCGATTCTGTCTTGGGCTTCCTGGTAATGGGCGAAGGCTTCTTTGACTTTGGCGTGGTCGGTGAAGGCGTCGAACCAGTCGGGCCCGCAGAAGGAGCGGAAGCCGGTGACCATGACGCCACCGAGTTTGGATTCGGCGTGGCGCTTGGCGTCGAGGCAGGCTTTGCGCACGTTGGTGCCGGCGCTGCTGAGGGCGACGGTGACGCTTTTTTGTTGGACGTCGAATTCATCAAACAGGTCGAAGAGCAACGAGCCGTCGGCGTCGAGCAATTGGCCGCGCAGTGCGCCGACGCGCTGGAATTCACGGGTGGTTTCGATGCTGTTTTTGAGGTCTTGCAAGTGGTCGTTGATGACGGTGGCAATGGGCGCGGTGGCGCTCTCTTGGCCGAAGGCCGCGATGCCTTGCAGTTGGCTGGGTAGCAACGGCCGGCCGACGGGCAGGTGCAGGGTTTCGAAGGTGCGGCGTTTGCGTTTGTTGCCTTTGACGGGGGCCGGGTCGTCGTTGCGTGAGGTGTTGGGCACGAGAACCAGGCGGCCTTCGCGCTCGTCGATGATGACGCTGGTGCTGGTGACGCCTTTTTCGTCGAACAGGCCCATGGCGCCGACTTTGCCGGGGATGGCCGGGAGTTTGTTGACCGCGGCCGTGAGGTTGGCGACGGTGAAGAGGTCTTGCAGGTTCATGGGGCGGCTCCGTTAGAGGGTGGCGCGGGCGACGATGCCTTGGGTGTTGAGGTCGTCGAGAGCGGCGGCTTTTTGCGGTTCGGTGATGCCGGGCGGCCAGACGAGTTCGGATAGAGCCAGGACAGCGCCGCGGGCGATGACGACGGCGGGTGTGTCGCCGGTGGTGGCGTCGGTGCGCTCGGCCAACACGGCGACGGCTTTTTTGGCTGAGCCGGTGCCGGCTGGATCGAACGCTTGGTATTTGCCGGCGACGTTGGCGAGAACTTGGCCGAGGGCGTAATCGGTGCCGCCCAAGAGAGTGATGCGGTCTTTGGTCCAGCCGGGGCTGACTTGCACGAGCAGCAGGTCGCCGAGGTCTTTGGGTTGGTTGAAGGTGGCCATGGTTTACGCCTGTTTTTGGGTGCGGGCTTCGGCGTCGGCCAGCAACGGGTTGGTGGTTGGGCTCGGGCTGTTGTTGGCGCGGTGTTGGGTGGCGATTTCGGTGAAGCTGATGGCGCCGGTGAGGTCTTTGAACAGGGTCTTGAGGCCTTCGGTTAACGGCTGGCGCTGATCGCCTTCGCCGAATTGCAACGGTGTTGCACCGGACTGGGCGGCGCTCAGTGCGGCGATGACGACGGGTGCGTGCAGCGGCTTCATGCCGGCGGCGACGAGTTGTTCGGCGTAGGCGACGCTGGTGGTGTGGATGGCTTGTTGGGCGGCCGCGCGGGCGGTTTGGTCGCGTTGGGCGAGTTCGGTTTTGAGGCGCTGGTTCTCGGCTTGGAGGGTGTCGGTGTCGGGCACTTGGGCTGGGGGT